GACCTGGATGGCAACAAGCTTGGTGTAGCTTTCAAAAAGCTGCCAGAAACGCGCCTGCACATCTCCATCAGGGTTCTTGCCAAAAAGCATTTCAATGGAATTGCAGGCGGATTCAACTTTCTTGTATTCCAACAACCACTCCGTAAGAAGTGTGATGCGTTCAGCTTTTGTGAGTGCGTTCATGCTGGTAGCAAATATGTGACTAGGAGGCGGGGTTCGTCAAGGCTTTCCTCGCTTCCCTGAAAGATTTTCTTTTCAAGTCCCACGCATCGCGCTGTTTCTTCAGCTTTCCTGCACTGCCATTCCAGAAGCGGCCACCCAGGGTTTCGTAGAAAATCGCCTTGTCCAGCGCGGTGATTCTGCGGTCGGCGCGGCGGAGCTTTTTGAAGATGGCCGAGTGAGCACGACTCGAACGTGCGCCTCCTGCAATTCTGCGGGTGTTCTGTCCGCCTAAACTATCGCTCGGGACTGCTGCTGGTTTTCCGTCTGGCATTTTCCGTTTTCTGGGTTCTTTTCCGGTCTTCTCTTTCCCGCTTCCTTCTCCTCGCTCTCCCTTTCACCCTCTCTTCTGGGAGGGTTTGCTGGGAGTTGTCTGGGCAGAACACTCCTACCTGAAGTGGTCTGCCAGGTTCATCCTACTTCCGAGATGGGAAGCCGGTGAGCGCCAGAGCGTAGGCTTGAAAGCAGTTCAGCCTACTGGACCATGACTATCGCAACCACTGCTGGTCGCCTTGCCTGCGGCTCTATGGCCTGCACACTACCGCTGCACTTTCGGCAAGTCCCGCGCTCGTGCATTATTCAGTGGCCCCGCGCCGTCTCCAACTCCCGAAGAGGCCACCGCTGTTCGCTGCTGGGATTCTCCTCCTCTGCTCATCCCTTGGATGAACGACAGCAAAGAAAAAGCCCGCTCGTGTAACGCCAAGCGGGCTTTTTCTACCAATCACCGACAAAAGTCTCTCTCAGTCGTTACACTGAATCGAACGCGACGACCATACGCTCCTCGCGTAATCCGTCAACCACAATTTTACCAGCCCCGTGTTTCATGCGGGCAGAACTCAACGAAACCCCGGTTGACGGCTCTCCCGTCACACCATGCGGCGGCTGGTAAATCTTTGGCTGATGCTTCCGACATCTTTCCTTCCAAGCCAACCCTTCAGCCTGCTCCCTTGAGCATCCCCCATCGAACTCGTGGATGGCGGCTCGCTCCTCTTGGATTTCGTGGCAGGCTGGGCAGGTGGTCATTTTTTGCAGAGGATTTGCCGCATGGCAGCTTCTCCGATATGGCGTGTAAAGGCTGGTGGGATCGACTCCTTCAGCCCATCGCAGCTCATCCAATCTATGCCGTAAGCTGCTGGCGCGTTCTTTACGCTCTTGGGCTTCATTCCGAGCGCGAAGCGTTTCTCCCGGCTCGCCTTACTTGCAGTCGTAACCAGCAGCGGGATTAGCGTGTGGTCGCACGCGCTTGGTGCTGCAATGTGGAAGTTCGTCTCAAAGTAGCGGTGCCGTTGCGTGCGCAATCCAAACATTGAGCCGCAAAGCATTACCGGGTTTTCTAGTTCGTGCCGTGCGCCAGCCACATTCTCAATGACGTAGGGCTTGCCGAGCTGTTGAAGCATTTCTCGCAGTTTTGGAATCAGCTTCGGATATTTGGACTTGTGAGCGTCCGGCGTCAGGTGGCTGTATCCTTGGCAGGGTGGAGAGGCGTGTATCAGGTCGTATTCATGGCCGTGCGCTTCGAGGTATTCGAGAGCATCTCCAAGCACGAACTTGAACGGGTAGCGCGGGCGCGGAACGATGTCCACGCCTGTTACCATGTAGCCCGCAAGCGCGTAGCCCATGCCTGCGCCACCTTCACAGCAGAACAGGTCGAGACAAGACCCTGCGTCTCCGTTACCAGTGTGGAACTTGTTTTCGCTCGGGTGAAGTATGGTCATAACAGCACCGATACTGGCTGAGAGCTGGCCCGGTTTGCAAGAATCGCCTTCTTGGCCCGGAACAATTCCTCGTAGCACATCGCTTGAAGCGGGTAGGTAAGAGCATCCCAGGCGTGCTTGAACTCGGAAGCGCGGTCAACGGGAGTGTTCTTGCCCTTCTTGATGGATTGGACCGACATGATGGTTTGCGGGCATTTCGTCTTGGAGAACTGGAGGCGGTCCTCGAACAGAAGCCGTCGGGTAATCTCGATGCGCTGTCGAACGGAGCCATCGCCTTTTTCAACTGCTACCAGCCGAATCCGCTTCTTCGACGCCAAGAAGACCTCCACATGCTGCCGCCGCTGGGAGATAGACTCCTTGTAGTCGAATGCAGAGCGGTCGGAGAAGTGCGTCCAGTGCAGGGAACGCCCGAGGTAGTTCTCCCAAAAGTCCATCTTCACCAGCACAGCCTCGGTGAAATCCTCAATGGAAGCATCGGAATGGAGCATCACCAGCTCGTCTATGACGGAGAAGTGCGGGACGTTGATGCCCTTGGCATTGGGCCAGTAAAAGCGTTCCATCATGGTGAACGCATGGTTGGAGGTGCCCAAGTCCCAGCCGGTTATCAGCTCGAAGCAGTCGTCGGAAGGGACTAGCATCTGCGGGTCGCGGTTAAGTGGGGTTTCAAGATCGCCCTGAACGTGCGTGGCTGGGCGGAAAACGTCGTAGAAAAGCCCGTCACCAGCGGCGGCGGTCCACTTTCCGAGGAAGTAGCGGTCCCACAGCTCCGGCGAGTGTGCATACTTGGTCTTCAGCTCCACCAAATCCTCTTCGGTGAGTGAGAGATTGTCCTGCACGAAGACTTCGATCAGTCCGTAGTTCTTCTGCTTGCGGATCATGTCCTCCACTTTGATGGGCTTGTCGCCAATCATCTCGACCAGTTGCGAGGCGTCGAGCTTCCTGAACTTGTAGAAGAGCTGGTAAATCCAGTGGTCTTCCCCTGGCGCTTCCGGGTTGGTGTCAATCACCATCGCCAGCTCGTTGCGCTTCCAGAAGCTCTTCAAGCGGAGACACTCGCCGATGATGTCGAAAGCTGCCTGCGTCTTGACCCATGTAGCAGCTTCAGACCAGTAGATGAACGACAGCTTCTTGCCCTTGAAGCGCGTCTTGATGTCATTCTCGTCGGCTCCCTCTCGAAAGGACTCAAGTTGGAACTCGCTAACGGTGCCGTGCTTGTTGCGGATGCTGCACTTCACCCGCTTGGTGGACCCGGCCATGTAGGGCTTCTTCACCCACTCCAAGCCAAATCCGCCATCAATCCACATGGGGATGATTTCCTCCACGAGCTGCTGCCAGCATCCGCCATCTATGGCATTTGTGAGGGTAGGTGAAACGACGGCAACCAGAGCGCGGTCAACCTCCCAAGCGTGCTCGACGGCAGCGTGGAGGCAGCCGACCGTTTTGGAGGATTTACGCGGCCCAGAGACGCAGGTGTAGAGGGTTCGGTTGGGGTTGTCGGGATGAACTTGCCAGCGGATTTCGTTCTGCTTGGGGAAACATTTCGGAGCCCAACTTACCTGTTCTTCGGTTGCCATAGATGCTGCTTGCACTTTATGACTGCATCGTTAAAGTGCGAGCACAAACTATGAACAAGCTGACCCTCGACCCCAAAGATCCCGCCGTGATGGAAGCCATCAAGGACTGCGCCGTGGGTGACGAAAAGGATTTGATGCTCAAGGTCAAAGTCACTGAGGTCGGCCCGATGGTCGGCATGGACGTGGTGTCCGCCAAATACGCCGAGCCGGAACTCGAAGAGGAGGGTGAGGAAGGCGAGATGGAAGGTGTCGAAGCTGGCATGGAGGCTGAGAAAGAGATGCCCAAGAAGATGAAGAAGGGCAACCCCGCGCTGGCCATCCTGATTGCTCCCGGTGGAAAGCGTTAAACTGCATGATCCCACAGTCAGTCTTCAAGAAGCACGGCTGCGACACTGAGTCGCTGCGTGCGCTTTTCACCATCTCCGAAGACCAGATTACACCGGCGAAGGACAAGAAGGGTGTAAAGGTTCCCGCTCGCAAGACCTCCGACAAGACGACCACTGGCGAGAAACCTGGGGTGTATCGCCTACGGCAACTCCTGCGGTCCCGCCTTCAAGACGGTGCGCAGAACAACCTGCGCGACTACCGCATATTCGCGGCCATTGACTACGCCTACGACGCCCCTTTCCACCAGACCACCCCGACCCTCGTTCAGCACATCCTCCACCAGAAGATGACCTATGATGAGTCTCTCGAGGTAGTCGAAGGCTGGGGGCTTGTGTGGGGCGACATCTTCCGTCTGGAACGCGGTCCTGATGGCACCGTGCTGAAAGACGACCGAGGCTGCAATCGCTTTGCAGTCAACGCTCCAAGCCTTGTCCGCACCTTGATTCCATTGGTGAAATCTCTGGTGACAGTGCGGACGGCCAAGCTCTACACCGACCGCGACCAGATTCCCCTCTTCAAGTTCGAGCCCATTCACGCCACCGACGAGAACCGACTCCTCTGCGAAGTTCTCACGAGTGTTGCAGAAGCGATGGTGACGCAGTTCGGCTATCGCTCCGAGCTGAAAGACTTGATCCTCCACACGCTCCTTTACGGCATCTGCCTGATGTTCCCGCAGGAAGCGTGGTTCTGCGAAAAGCAGGAGGACATGGAAGGCGAGGAGAAGATCGTCAAGGAGGGTTTGCGCTACCTCCAGCCGCATCCCACCCGCTTCTTCTACGACCTGATGTATCGGACCAGCTCGTTCAATACGAACACTGGATGCAAGTTCGCAGGGCACTGGCGCATCATTCGCTACGGTGATATTCTGCATAATCCGAACTACTTCAACAAGGGGGCAATCTCTTACGGGACGAACTGGTTCAACAACCCCCTGGCCGGGAACTACTTCTCGGACTTCTATCCTTGCACGGTGCAATTCCCGCAGTGCGCTCCTGGCAGCGACACCAACCGGGAAGATCGGGCAGCGTTCTACTGCGTGGATGACGAGGACAAGGCGGTTTTTCAAGCGGACCTGTTGTGCGAACTGATTCCGAGCCAGTGGGACTTGGGCACCTACACGCATCCTGTCTGGTTCCGCTTCGTGATGGCGTCTGATGACACGGTGATCTTTGCGGAGCCGCTGTCCTACAACCCCATCGTTTATTCTGGCTACGACGCCGATGGGAACCGCGTGCGGAACGCCAGCATGGCGCTGGAGTTGATTCCTTTCCAAGACCAGCTCGGGAACATTCTCAGCCAGATTCTTCTCACGGCGAAGCAGAACCTCGCCAACATCACGTTCTACGACAAGAACATCGTCAACGCCGCGCAGGTTGAGAACCTGAAGAACTCCGGCGAGATGCTGGTTCGCGGGCTGAACTTCGTGGAGATGGACAAGGAAAAGGACGCCATTGCTGGGTTGGACACACGGAAAGCCTTTGAGACGGTGAACTTCGCCAAGATGTCCACCGCTGAGTTGACCAACACGATGAACACCATCATCTCGATGGCGGAGCGGATGCTCTCGTTCAGCGCTCAGGAGCTTGGTGGTGCGGCGAGCCATCAGCAGAGCGCCGAGGAGATTCGCACAGTGGCGGGGAACGTCGGTGTCCGGGTCGCCTATACGGGCA